AAATAGAGCAAGACATGTCTCCTTTTGGATTTGTATCTGATGGTCTTGATTCCTCTAGTTTTGTTGATGTTGACGGTGATCGTTGGTTTGTCGATGAATATGGTGATCGCGCTTATATGTGGGAGTATATGTAATGGACCTTGATGGGCAATTGAAATTGAGTCATTTATTGCTTGTTGATAGAAAGTGTAGGGTTTGTGGGGAAATAAAAAATTTAATAGATGGATTCTATAGAACTCGCAAAGATAAGGGAGCAGTTTCATCTTCATATTCATACGAATGTAGAGAATGCACGATAAAAAGAATTGCAGTTGGTAGAATGACCACACGGATTCTTAATAAATGGGAATATCCTGACTGGTAAATTGTTCACGTCACATTTCCCCGATGTAAAGTAAGTTTTTAATAAATATTTCTTAGATAAACTGAGATTTTACGGAGAAAAACATGGCGACTCCTCAATTATCTCCTGGAGTACTTTCTAGGGAGGTTGATTTAACTGTAGGAAGAGTTGATAATGTTTTAGATAATATTGGTGCAATTGCTGGACCATTTCCAATCGGACCAGTAGATTATCCAATTGACATTTCTAACGAACAGGACCTAATTAATGTCTTTGGAAAACCAATTTCAACAGATGCTCAATATGAGTATTGGATGAGTGCGTCATCATATCTTTCATATGGTGGAGTTCTTAAAGTTGTAAGAACAAGCGGATCTACATTGAATAACTCAAACGCTGGTGCAGGAGCCGCATCCACTTCTCTATTAAAAATTGATAACTATGATGATTACACCAATAATCACGCATCTGCAACTAATTTTACATTTTCATCCAAGAATCCAGGTTCTTGGGCAAATGGACTTAAAGTTTGTGTAATTGATGATTTAGCAGATCAAAGAATAGGTATTACTACCACAAGTCTCTCTACATTGGGTGCTCAAATTGGATACGGTATTACTGTTGCATTATCTTCTGTAGCAATTCCAGGGACTGGATCAACATCTTCCTTCACTGGTTATTTGAAAGGAATTATTACCGGCGTTAGTACAGATTCCACAAATGGAAATAGTACAATCGATGTCAAGATAGTATCAAGAGTTTCTAGTGGTGGAACAGAAACAAAAATTGATTATGCAGAAGGATCTACTGTTTCTGCATTTGAGGCTTCTAGTACTGTGAGGTTTATCAACAATTCTGGAACCGAGTCGGGAACTGCAACTGCAAATTCTGTTACTGATTGGTATGATCAGCAAACTCTTGGGTTAACGAATACAACTTTATATTGGAAATCTATTGCACCAAAACCAGTAACAAATAGATATTCTTTAGATAGACAAGGAAAAAATGATGCGATTCACGTTGTAGTAGTTGATGATCTTGGTACTATTACCGGAAACCAAGGAACAATTCTTGAGAAGCATATTGGTCTTTCAAAAGCATTTGACTCTGTTTCTGCTGTAAATTCTCCACAAAAAATTTGGTATAAGCAATATTTGGCTGATTATTCTGGTCAGATTTATGCTGGAAATAACCCATCATCATCCTCTGATGCTTATTGGGGAACTTCACCAAGAGCAACTGGATTTACCACATATAGTGGAGTAGCATCCGCATCATTCACTCCGATTACAACTGCATCTGGACTTTGGGGTGCAAATGCCCAGGGAGTTACATTTAGTGCCATTGGTAACGTTACATATTCTCTTACTGGTGGTGTTGATTATAGTGCTTCTGGTGGAATGTCTGCAGCATTATCAGATTTAATAACTTCATATGGATTATTCCAAAATAAAGATGAAATAGAAGTTGATTATTTAATTAATGGTCCAGGATTAACATCTGAAGTAGAATCCCAAGCAAAAGCAAATTATCTAATTTCTCTTGCAGAAGCAAGAAAAGATTGTATTGCAGTTGTTTCTCCACATAGATCAAATTTAATTGGAGTAACAAATACAACTACACAGACAACTAATGTAATTAGATTCTTTAGTTCTTTGTCATCTTCTTCTTATGCAATTTTTGATAGTGGATATAAGTATACCTACGATAGATTTAATAATCAATTTAGGTATATTCCATGCAACGCAGATATTGCTGGATTGATGACTAGAACAAATATTATTTCGTATCCTTGGTTCTCTCCAGCTGGACAGCAAAGAGGAATATTAAATAATGTGGTAAAACTTGCATATAATCCAAACAAAGCACAAAGAGATCAACTTTATCCACAGAGAATTAATGCAATTGTAACTCAACCTGGAATTGGAACTCTTCTTCTCGGAGATAAAACTGCTCTTGGATATGCTTCTGCCTTTGATCGCATTAATGTTCGTCGTTTATTCTTAGTAATAGAGCAAGCACTTGAGAGAGCGGCACAGGCTCAATTGTTTGAACTTAATGATGAACTAACCAGATCAAATTTCAGAAATATTATTGAACCATATTTACGTGATATTGAAGCGAAGAGAGGTCTTTATGGATTTTTGGTAAAATGCGACTCCTCAAATAATACACCCGATGTTGTAGATAACAATGAATTTAGGGCAGATATTTATCTGAAACCTGCAAAATCAATTAATTATGTAACTCTAACATTTGTTGCCACAAGAACTGGTGTGAGTTTTGAAGAAGTAGCTGGTACTGTTTGATATTATCTCTGATCTAATAAACAGGAGGAATTAAAAAAATGGCACATTCTATTCAGGATTTCAAATCAGCACTTATTGGAGGAGGAGCTCGTCCAAATTTATTCGAAGTTACCATTCCAGGCAATATTCCAGGAGCTGGTGCATTATCTGCAAATTTTCCAATTCTATGTAAAGCTGCTGCTTTACCAGCATCTAATGTAGCATCAATCGATGTTCCTTTTAGAGGGAGAATTTTTAAGGTTGCTGGTGATCGTACATTTGACACTTGGACTATTACGGTAATCAACGATCAAGATTTTGCAATTAGAACTGCAATGGAAAATTGGATGCAGTTTATTGGTCAATATGCTGATGGTAGTGGTGCAACTGATCCAGCATCTTATATGCGAAATGCTTTTGTGAAGCAGTTTAGAAGAGGTGCTGCAAATGTAGGAAATAATGTTGCTGTTGGTGGTGGATTGGAAACAATCAAAACTTATAAGTTCTATGATATTTTTCCAACAACTATTTCTGCAATTGATCTTTCTTACGATACTTCAGATACAATTGAAGAATTCACTGTAGATTTCCAAGTTCAATACTGGACACCTAGCACAGAGGAAGCATAATAAATAGTAGAAGTAAATACAACTAAACTTTAATAATGGCAAAATTATTTGGATTCTCTCTTGAGGATAACGAACCAATTTCACCCGGTGCTCTGTCGCCCGTTCCTCCTAATAATGAGGATGCGAGCGACTTTTACCTAAGCAGCGGGTTTTTTGGTTCGTATGTTGATATTGAAGGGGTTTATAGAACTGAATTTGATTTAATCAAAAGATACCGTGAAATGGCATTGCATCCCGAATGTGATAGTGCCATTGAAGACATTGTAAATGAAGCAATTGTGTCGGATACAAACGATAGTCCAGTATCAATAGAATTATCAAATTTAAATGCAAGTGACGGTATTAAGAAAAAAATTAGAGAAGAATTCAAACATATTTTAGAACTTTTGGATTTTGATAAGAAATCGCATGAAATTTATAGAAATTGGTATGTTGATGGTAGATTATATTACCATAAAGTAATTGATCTGAAAAATCCACACGAAGGTATAAAAGAATTAAGATATATTGACGCAATGAAAATGCGTTATGTTCGTCAACAAAAACAAAGCGAAAAGGATAAAAAAATTTACAGGTTAGCAAATATCAATGTTGATGACCCAATGCAGTATGAATTTCCTGAAATTGAGGAATATTTCGTATATAACCCCAAAATGACTTATCCAACCACAAATCCATCATCTCTTGGTGGAACTGGTGGTATTAGAATTGCTAAAGATGCAATTACATATTGTACTTCTGGATTGGTAGATAGAAATAAAGGATCAACTCTTTCATACCTTCATAAGGCAATTAAGTCTCTCAATCAATTAAGAATGATTGAGGATAGTCTTGTCATCTATAGATTATCGAGAGCACCAGAAAGAAGAATTTTTTATATTGATGTTGGCAATCTTCCTAAGATAAAGGCAGAACAATATCTTCGTGATGTTATGATGCGTTATAGGAACAAACTTGTATATGATGCATCAACCGGAGAAATCCGTGATGATAAAAAATTTATGGCTATGCTTGAAGATTTTTGGCTTCCAAGAAGAGAAGGCGGAAGAGGTACGGAGATTTCAACTCTTCCTGGAGGTCAAAATCTTGGTGAAATTACAGACATAGAATATTTTAAAAAGAAACTATATCGATCTTTAAATGTACCTCCATCAAGAATGGATGGTGAAGGTGGTTTTAATTTAGGAAGGTCTTCGGAAATTTTAAGAGACGAGGTTAAATTCAGCAAATTTGTAGCTAGATTGAGAAAAAGATTTTCATATATGTTTTCGGACATGCTAAAAACACAATTGATTCTTAAAAATATTATAACTCCAGAAGATTGGAATTTAATGAGTGAGCATATTCAATATGATTTTCTTTATGATAATCATTTTGCAGAACTAAAAGATGCCGAACTTTTAAATGAAAGACTGAATATGGTACAAATAGCAGAACCATATGTTGGAAAGTATTTTTCGCAAGATTATGTGAGAAGAAAAATTCTAAGACAAACCGATGAAGAAATTATTGAGCAAGATAAAATTATTAAGAAAGAAATAAAGGATGGCATTATTCCAGATCCAAATGTACCTATCGATCCAAATACAGGTTTACCTTTACAACCAGGACAACCTGATTCTACTATGGATTTAGGTCAACCTGTAATGGAACCAAATATTGATGCTCAAGGTGCTGCAACTGAAGTTAATGGAAAAATTGCAGAAATGCCTAAGGGTGGAGAAATATAAATAAAAACGATATTTTAATATAAAAAAATGGATGATCTCTTAGACATGATTGCTACTGACGAATCTCCTTCTCAGATTAGTGATAAAATTAAAGAACTTTTGTTTGCAAAATCTTCGGAAAAAATTGACAATTTTAGACCATTAGTATCTCAAAGTATGTTTGATTCTATTTCTCCAGATAATCAGACTGAAGAAGAGTGAGTAATTAATAAATAACTATTAAATGATTACTAAAGAATAATGGCTCATAGACCCGTTGGTATAGGCACATCAATTACAACAAGTGCCAGTTCATCAATGTCAACATCATTTACAGTGTTATCTGATGTTTTAAGAATTACTGCAGTTACATCTGGAGCGTTTGTTGCTATTGGAACAAATCCAACCGCAACTATACAGGATTATTATATTCCATCAGGAACTTCAGCAACTCTTGCTTTAACAAAAGCATCAAATAGGGTTGTTGGAGTCACAACAGGTTCCACGACAATTATTGATGTGCCAGAGGGAACTCAAGTTCCTTTTGGTGTTGGTGATTATGTTTCACTCAGTGGTGCAAATGAACCTCTTTATAATTTTACCCATGTTCCAGTCATATCAGTAAATACAAGTTCTGGTGTTGGTGGATATTACCAAACAAGACTTACAGTTGATTACAATTCGAGTGGAATTTTAACTGCATTTTCTTCTAAGGATGCAAATTTAAGAAATTCTTTAAGAATTGCAGCAAGAACAGATGGTGGTAGCGGTGTTGTTTATGCCCAACAAGTACAAATTTCAGGACAAGCGTAATGAAACTCATCACCGAAGAAATTGAATCAGTAGAAGTTATTACCGAAAATGTAAACGGTAAAAAAACTCTTTATATTCAGGGTCCATTCTTACAAACTGAACAACCCAATAGAAATAACAGAGTATATCGTATGCCTGTTATGGAAAGAGAGGTAAAGCGTTATACTGAACAATATGTAAATAAAGGTCGTGCCCTTG